AAGGTTTATTTACTATTGCCATAGTGGAAAAGATATGACATAACATCATTGAAAACAATGAGTGATAAAAAATACTTCGATACATTAAATAATGGTAAAGGCTTAGATCATTGGTCGCCTTCTAGCTCTAGTATGCCACTAGCTAAGTTTAATCTTAACTATGGTCATCACGATGGAGAGGAAAGAAGTATGTTTCCTATGCAATACAAACCTAGATTTGGAAACCTGGTTAATAACACAGCTCAAAGAATGGAATGTGAAACTTTATTTTATAAAGACAAAACCATAACATTAACTAACAGGAACTATGACGAGGTGTTTGGCAAGGAGTTAGATGATATTAATAAGTATGATCCTGTTGATCATAAAGATGCTTACGCAAGAGAACACATGATTGAGTATGCACATAGAACGATTGATCAAACAAGAAAGGTGGTCAAGGAACTTTGTGGCAAAAATAAGATTATCTCTGAACGATATGTCATGAACAAACCTAAGAAATTATTACACGACATCATAGGTCGTATTGATTATGAGACTGACAATGTATTTATAGAACTTAAAACTAAGCCACCTAGTATCGTAAAGAAAAAAGGTAAAGACGAATATTATTTTAAAACACAAACACTTAACGATGATGCTGTGTTCCCTGACTATTGGAAACAAGTGGCTTTCTATTGGAAGTGTACAGGCAAGAAACCTTTTTTAGTTTTAGTTAATGATAAAGAATATTTAATCTACGATGATACTCACGCAGCATTGTATGATGACCATTTAGAATACCAATACAATCTAATGGTAAACAAAATTTATAACTGGGAACAAATGATTATTTATTGTAAGGGGGATTTGCAAAAGTTAGCAGACATTTCAGAGCCACCTGACTTAAATCATTACTTCCATTATAAATACTTAACAGACAAACAACGTAAAACAATTAAACAACTATGGAGAATAGACGCATGAAGATAAACATATATCAAAAATTACACAAAGCTGCCTGTGAAGCAGGTGGTGTAGCTAAAGGTAAGAAGGTACAAGGTATGCACTTCAACCCTTTACTACATGATGAAGTACAAAAGGTGGCAATGGAAGCCTTGTTAAACAATGGCTTATATCCTGTTTGTACATACGAAAATCAAATGACAGATAGTTTTATATTGGTGACTTGCAACATGAAGATACACGATGTTGAAGATCCTAAACAATTTGTAGAAGTATCTGGTTGTAGTGCTATGGGAAACCTGGATAAGTTTGGTACAGGTAATGGTATGAGCTATGCCAAGAAGTATGCTTACTTAAACGCATTACATTTGAAAACAGGTTTAGATTTAGAAGATGGTTATAATGCAAAACCTTTTTCAACTAACAAAATTCCACAGAGTAGTGGTCCGAAACATGGTAGTCAAACTACTCATGTAAAAAAAGATGTGCAAGAAATCATGTCTGATATTCAAGGATGTAAAAACATTTATGAATACAGAAGGGTCAAGAAAGAAGTTGATCCTTATATTGAAACTGCACTTAAAAACAAAAGTCCCAAATTGTACGCAGAGATAAGTGATCTGTTAGAGACAAGAGGGGATGAACTAAATAGGAGAACATAATGAGTAATATATACATAAAACTTATTGCGAACCACCCTGTTTTAAAGCAAACTATTCTTGACATAATGCAAATGAAAAAAGAACAAGGAGATAATACTCCTCTTTTTGTTGCTCCCAAGAATGAAGAAAGACCTGACAAGAACTGGACTATTGGTGTGAATATACCTCAAGAAGCCAATGGTTGGTATAGTCAAGCTGCTTTCGGTGCTACAACAGATGATGGACAAGCTACAGGTGGTGTAAATGTTTCATTAAAACCTAACGATGCAAGTAAATCATCAACAGGTGGAAGTGGACAACCAGCAATGGGTGGGTATAAAAAACCTTTCCCAAAAACTGGAACTTATGGTAGTTATAAAAGATAGAGCTTAGGCTCTAAGTTTGTGGCGGAGTTTTAGTCATTACCCTTGACTTTCTTACGTTGTTTTCCTTCGCCACAGACTCCAAACAATATGAATAAAAATAAATTACAGAAACAAATTGGTGGCTCACACTATAAAGATAATTTTAAAATCCAACCCATTGAATACATACAAGCTAATCGTATGCAATTTGCTGAGGGATGTGTTGTGAAGTATGTGTCGAGACACTCGTTTAAAAATGGTAAAGAGGATATATTAAAAGCCATACAAAACCTAGAATTTATATTAGAAAGAGATTACAATGATTGACAAGTCCACCAAAAAGGTTATAAGAACAAAGTACGGAGATGCAAACTTTAAATATGTAGAAAGTTTTGATTCCGTTAAGAAAGCTGCCGACCCCTCAAGTGAGGGAGAGTTAGTAGAAGTAGTGGTTCAAGAAATTAAATGGGATCACACAATAGTGAAGGAGGATGCTGATGGAAATCAGAAAGCGTCTGCANAAACTGATGGACAAACAAAGAAAGAAAAGTGAGAAGTATGTTCAAACAGTACAGAAAGCTAACAAATTAAAAGCTGAAAGTTACAGCTTACATTTGGAAGTGACTGAATGCAGAGAGCAATTAATGGCAAATAGATAGTCATTAATTAGATAAGTTAAAACAACAACAAAAGTTGGCAACAACTGAAAGGGTACTATGCACTTAGAAATAATCAATAAGAAAAAAAACAAATTAAACTTGGCATGAAAGCTATCATGTTTAGAGAACTATCACCAAGAGAACTACAGATATATAGAACAGGATTTAAGAATGGTTACAGGTTAGCTGAAACACATTTAGTTTTTAAAAGCCAGGCACTTGCAGACAAACTACAAATGAAAGAAGATCGAGATAGAATTAGAAAGCAAGTCGAGTACAAGCACCCTGTAGGTTATGAAACTTTTAATAAGATATTATATACTGTTGGTAAACATTATAATATTAGCACCAAAGAAATCATGAGCAGAAGAAGATTGGCTTACATGATTAAACCACGATCAGTTATTATTAATTATATTTTAGAACACTTCCAAATCTCAACACCTAAGTTGGGAATGTTTTTTAATTACGATCACTCAACCATCATTCATTATAGAAGAGCAAAGGTAAAACAAACAGGGATATGGAAACCTTTAGAATATATTTGGAAAGATTATGAGATGATTAAAAAAGAATTACTTAAATCCTCTTAACATAGATTGATAACTTTTTTTACTTACAGTAGATTTAGATTTACTTCTACTTGTACCAGATTTTTTTCTTTTGTTAATGTTGTAATACAAACCTTTCTTAGCGGTCTTACCTGATTTAGTTTTGTGATAACCTTTTTTCATTACTTCCTTTTTGATTTAGATTTAACTATTTTTTTTTGTAGTCCTTTAGGTAAAGTCTTTTGTTTAGCTGTAAGTTTACCTTTTGATTTCTTGCCGTACATTTTGTTTCTCCATTTTTATATATTTATCGAAACAACTTTCTGTGTTTACACCATAGTGTTCACAAAAATGTTTCTTCTCTGCATTTATAATCCACCCACCATCATTACTCAAGAGTTCTCTTTCACACATCGTACATTTTCCACATACTAAGATTAGATTATTACGAGACCAGGTTTTTTTCTTTACCATTTTTTGCAGGACCAATAACGAGCTGTGAGTTTACTTGTAGCTGTATTGCATTTGTGTCTAGCTCTAAATGATTTACGTCTAGCGGGTTGATCTTTTTTGATTGTCATATTTGCATCGCCATATCTAATCAGCTTAACTTGATTACCTGACTTAGCCAGAACTGCAAACTTTTTACTTTTAGTTCTAGCATTTTTAGGTTTGTTATAACCTGCAAATTTTTCACCTCTATATGTTATAGCCATAATTGTTTATAATATTTTTTATCATATAAGACAACTTTCCATTTATCTTTCTTTTTAAAGTTCCCCCTGTTAGCATATTGTGTGGCTTCTTTTTCTGTGTCCCATATCTCATTGGTGAACAACTCCCACTTATCATTACGCATCCATAAGATACAATACACTAT